TATAAGATTGCAGGGCTGTTTGAGCTATATCTAATTGTTGGTCTGCATCTGTCCAGCCTGAAGCTGTGCCTACTTCTTTAATATACATTGTGTCCATAAACAAACCACCATCACCACTACTACCATCTCCATTTAATTCTTTAGCCCCAAAATATCTATATTCATCATCATCATAAATAAATTCTTTAGAGACTTCAGTGAAAGTAATATCGGATGGCTCAACTTGAGCAATTTCAGTAACATTACTTTGTAGATTAGATGCATCTGAAAATCTTAAACTTTGGTCTGATGCAGCAGTACCACCTGTAGTATGTCTAACAAACAAACTTAATTTATATGTTCTTCCTACTGTTAAATAAGGTTGCAAGTCAGTAGATATTCCACCATGATTTACGTTTGCTTCGTAAACTATTGATTTGCTTCCTGAATGTGAAGTGCTAGAAGTTGTAAATGTCGATGTACCATTACTACTCCATCCTGTAGTAGCATCAGTTTCATCAGCAGTAGTACCATTAGCTGCAACTTTTAAAGCATTAGCTGCTGTGTACAAATTATCACCCATAAACACAGTAGTTGCATGATGTTTGTCGTTTACAGGTTTAATAGAGATACTATTTATATCAAATACTTTTCCAGAACCTGCATCAATACCAATCGCCCTATTGCCACCTGCTGTAAAATAAAAAGTAGTAGTGCCAGCCTCTACATTTGAATACACTGTGCCATTTATATCGTTTACATCAAATAAAGCTCCTGCAGTTGTAGAAGTAACATCTAGAGTAATTTTATAAGTAACTCCAGTAACAAAAACAGTACTACTTGTTTTAAAGAAATTATCTGCACCACCATCAGTGCTTCCATCTTGTATAGCTTTTCCCCCAGAAATACTCCATCCACTATCTGATACAGTTCCTGTAGTCCAATAAGTTCCTGCAGTATTAACAGCTACATCTGTATTAAATTCAGGGTCGCCTAACACCTCATCACCCAATCCTGTATTAGCTCCATCCATTACATAAGATTGTTGACCTCTATGTCCATCTTGCATAGGATACCATACTTTTAGATTAGACTCTGTAAGTGAAGTACCACTATTATTTAATACTAAAGATTCAGGATTAAGGTAGTCGTATAATGCATCTGATGCACTCCATGCTGTATCCCATATTTGACAGTCAGACATAAAACAACTAACAAAATAATTAGAAGCCGAGTATCCTCCATTTATATATCGTATTTGTGCATTTGTGTTAGGTAAAACTCCATCGCTTACAGTAGATTGAGTAACTCCAACAGTTGCGGTTCCATGCTCTTGACCATTTAAATAACTTTTAATTGTAGTTCCATCAGTAGTAATTACTAGCCTGCAAGTACCATTTTGTAGAGGGATATTACTACCTAATGACCAGTATCTTCCAGTAGATGAGCCATTAGTAGTTTGACATCTATATGCAATATGATCCCCCTCTCCAGAAACAGCTGACTGCAATGCAATATTATCAGCAGTGCCACTTCCAATAATAAAATCAAAATTTGAACCTTCAGTGTAATTACCTATCCAAAATGCAACAGTCCATGTTGTACCATTTATAATATTACTTCCCATATCCAAATAATCACTAACACCATCAAACTCTAATGCTCTACCTGAATATATTTGTCCATGATTGTTATTGCCGAAGGATTCTACTCTATGTACTGAAACATAGCTATAAGTACTTCCTGAGCTACTAGCTCCATCACGAATTTGTAAATATGAAGTTGTTCCAGTAGCTACAAAATATTGTGCAATTTCTCCTGTTCCAGTAGTCCTATAAGTTAATAAATCACCTAAATTTTCACTTGTCCCTATTAAAATATCATTACTACTACCATTTACTACTACATTTGCAGATACTTTATATGTAGCACCTATTACAGTTGTAAGTTCTTGCTTGGCACGAGAAAAACTAGACCCATCACTATTCATCTGCATATTTCCACTTGCATTTGTAGGAGGACTATCTGAAGATAATGTCCAACCAGATAAATCAGAAGTACCAGAAAATGATGAATTAGTAACTAAATCTTCGGAAATTAATTGTTCTGACGTAGAAGTATCTATTGCTCTGTATTTAGTTGGTTTTAATATTTTTTGAAAACTACCCATTAGCTAAAAGTTGCACTCCCATGATTTGAACCTTTTGAATCGTTTGCTGTTGTCCCTCTTCCCTCATCTAACGCCCACCATGATACTAAATTAGTTTTTTCACTAGTTGTTAAATCTGCATACTGTTTAAACATAATTGATTTTATTTCTGCTAGAGTTAAAGCATCGGACCATATTCCTAAATTGCATGTATATCCATCAAATGCAAAAGAACCACCATTATCTCTAGAGCAAATGTATCTATAGTCCCAATCATCTGAATCTGTATGAGTTTCTGTTTGCAAAACTCCATTTAAATATGCTCTGATAACATTAGACCCATCTCTTGTTAAAGCAATATGGACCCATTTATTGATATTAATTGTATCTAACGCAGTTCCACCATCTCCAAGAGTTTTTCCTGAATTATTTAATCGTATTGTGATTTGAGTTGCACTATTAATCCTTAAATAATCTGTTGAACCTACACCCATTATATAATTTTCAGTAACATGTGTTGGGTAAAACCAACCAGCTACACTAAATGCACCAGAGACAGTCGTAGTTTCCCCTAAATCTATATATTCAGCACCTTCAGTATATACAGCACCATCACTTACTGGCTGTATTTTTCCTGCAGGATACATATGTTTCATAACCAGATTATCTGTTACAACGCCTGGAGTAACAAGTCCTGATTTAGAAAATCCTGTCCCTAATCCTAGCTTTGGCATATTAACCTATATATAGTATGCACTTGCCAGCACTTATAGCTACCTGGTCAAATCTTCCGTAAATTGTCATTCCAGAAGGGATAGTAAGAGTACCCATTGCTGCGCCCCCTATACTAGATGCTAATTCTGGGGATGCATGGTCAAGGCTATCAGATGAAGTAGTAGCTACAAATGTAATATCATCTATTACTTGTATAGCTATACAAGTTTTATCTGCTGGTATAGTAATTGAACTTGATCCAGACAGGTAAACTGTTCCAGCCTGTCCTAGTGTTGAATTTTGTGCTTCTTGCACAGTATAAGTATGTAAACCCTTTCCTGGTCTTGACATTTTATTCTCCTTTCGAGTTGTACTTTAAGGACTTGTCTTGTCCATGAATGTACTATTTTATTTTTTTAATTCAAAGTGGGGAAAGTCATCAAAACGATTGTCCTTAACTTCAAAGTCTTGATCCCAATCGCCTCCCCATCTTAATTCTATTCCCATTTGGTTAGCCACGCCCAGAACAAAGCCAGCAAACAAAGTTTGACGCTCACGATCAGCCCAATCCACAGGATAAGGTGTGACATCCACTGCGCAACTAGGACTAGCATTGTGGCGACCATTAGGATAACGAACTTTTGTCTTACCGTCTTCGTAGAGAGCATTTTGTCTATCTTTGCCGCGATGCCCCTCAAGAACACTGCAATCCACGTATTTAATGACTTCATTGAAAACCATTTGTAAATCTTTTTCACAAGTAGACAACCTTTCTTTAGATCTTTTTCCAAACCTTGGCATTATTTACCTTCTACGTAACCACCGTTACGGTACGTTTTTATAGAATCACCAACTTTGCCACCTTTTTTCATTACTCTTGCTTTTCCTTTCATGCCAGAAGGCTTAACTTTCTTTTTAGGAAGAGTCCCTTTTGGTGAAAAAAATCCTTTTCTTTTTAAATAATCATGTGTTTCTTTATCAGGCATCAATAAAGACGAAGCTCCATGCTTTTGGACTTGTTTTACATATGTGTCCATTAAAGAACCTTCTTCATATTTTACTGGTCCTATATCTTTAAGTTTTGGTCTTTTTCTTTTTTTAGCCATTATTTACCTTCTACGTAACCACCAGAAGCATATGTTTTTATTGAATCGCCTACTTGGCCACCACCAGCTTTTTTTAATTTAGGTAAATTTTTAATATGACGATGAATTTGATCTCTCATTTTTTTAGTCATTTTTGGACTTTTCCTGGATTTAGTCCTGTAGCTATCTACTTTGCCCATTTTTTTCATTTCTTTTAACATTTTATTTCTTTGTATTTTTCTTTTATTGCCACCTTTAACTTTTACATCAGTGCTTGTTTTACCTTCTGGACCATATTTAGAACGCCTAACACCTTTTACATTAGTTCCTCTTGCAATATTTTGAGCTTTTCTACCTTCTGGGCCACTCTTAGAGCGCCTAGGATTTTTTACATAATTTTTCCCTGTAACTACAGTTTTTTTCATAGGTAACTTCCCCTCTTTGTTTATCTTATCTAATGTAGCTTTTCCAAGTTTTTTAACACTAGATTTTTTAATTATATATTCACCACCTTCAGCTTCAAGTAATATTCCACCCTTTTTATGGGATGGTCCTTTAAGTTTTCCAGGTTTTATTTTTTTTACGCGGTTACCCAACTTTTAGCCTTTGGTTTTTGTTTTCGCCAACCCTCTTTAGTTTCTGATAAACCTTGAGGTGGATGTGCATATTTACAAGCATATGCTAACGCATCAATAGTATCATCATGCGCCATCCTTGGTCCAAATGTAAGAATTTCTCGATGCAATTCATAATGATTTTTTTTTAAATGTATTTGACCGACTGCAAATCTTTGTGCTAGTATCTCCTGAATCCTATCTCTTTTGCTCATTCTGTTGCCTGGAGTCTCTGCTTTAAAACTAATATTAAATAAATTTCTTCTTCTCATTTCAGAATAAACAGCTTGGAATATGGGTTTACTCATTGTCGTATCTTCAATTGTAAACATCTTAGGTCCATAGAAATCATTTATTTCAAACATATAATCTACAATACCTTTTTGCTCTGTCCCTGGTATACCCAATACAGGTAAAGTTCTATTGCGAACATAATCTAATACATATATATTATTATTAGGAGTAACTGCAATAGTAATTAATACGCTAAAGTCACTATTTCTTCTAGCACTATCAGTAGCTGGATCTACTCCTATAAATATATTACATGGTTGAGGGTCTTCTCCATCAGGAATAATAAATGTTAATCCACTATCTGCATCTTTAGTGAATGTGCCATTCCAAAATTTAATATGGTCTCTAGTAAATAGTGCATCTTCTTCGCTTTGCACTTCCATCATATATTCTTGATAAAACTTATGAGGCGTTCCACTATCAGCATAAAACTTCTTTTTACGTTCCATTTCTTTATGACCAAACCATGAAGGCCATAATGGAGTACCATCTTCCTGGAGTGCTTTATATGTGATTACTTTCCAAGAATAATCTTTTTCTTCTTTTAATGCTTGTTCATATCCTACTAATATTTTTTGAATAAATGCATCAAAGTGCACAGGCGTTCCGTTTATTCGCAGTCTACCTGTTTTGGGTTCAAGTGCTGGAAATACAACTGCCGTGACAAGGTTAGCGATTTTAGCACGACTTTCTGGCGTGACTGTATTATTCTCATCTTCAAAGTCATCAAGTACAATAAGATCATAACGCTTATGAAGCTTGGCACCACCACGAATACCTGATAAGTTACTTTTAGAAATAAGTTTGCAGCCATTATTAAGTTCGATGTCATCTTCAGTCCATTTCTTTCCTTTTAAGTTTCCAAAATAATACTTAATTCTATCGTTATATTCGATATGGTATTTAATATAATCAAGATTAGGAACGGATATTTTACTAGAAGCAGCAACCCAACCATAAAATAAGGGTTCGTTTGTAAAACAAAAGTCATGCAATATACTGCATTTAGTAAGTACTGTTTTTCCATGTCCTCTTGGTAGGATAACTGCTAATTGTCTATAATTATGATCATTAAGTGCGTCACATACTTCATAATGGAAAAAGGGAGATTCACTTCTCATAAAATCATCTGGCAAGAATAATTTGCCAAATG